AGCATGACAGCTTGAGCACTAATACGGCACAGTTTGTGAGCGCTGTGGAGGACTCGGATCTGGGAGGGCCGTCGAACCTCAAGGTGCTTTTCACACACCTTCCTACCGGGCAATACGACCACACCGTGCCAGTAGGTGTGGAAGGACTGGGGCCGGGGTGTCGTCGACACCCCCCATCTTAAAGCTGGGCCTTGCGGATTGCTGTGCTCACCCCTCTCTTTTGCATTTTTGTTTTTATTTTATTATTGGAGAGGCCAGCACAGCGGGAGCTGCTTAAGGATACAATTCAGAATCCACTTGCTCGACAGTGAAGACACCAAGAGCTAAAGGGAATGGATTGAGGGCTGCGACAATGAAACTCGCATTTTGCGCCGTAACCTTAATCACGGCAGTAGTGCAACACTGAGTCGTGTTGGTTGCTGCAGTGGGGAACTGACGAATGACGGAAAAACCATCAGAAGCTTGGGGCTGAAGCTGACAGTTGACAAACGTTTGAAACACGGGGGCTATCGTCAGAGGTGTGGGTGGTCCGAAGCACTGAAGTGTCACTCGGTAACATCCACGGTTCTGATTGGGTGGGAAACGATAACTGCCGGCGGCAATGGTACCGCCAAGGGAGTTTTCAGGGTCCGGCGTAGCAGCGCCTAGTGGACTGGCGTTGTTGGTCAGATCGAATGAGTCTCCCTGCAAGGCTGAATTTCCTAAGAACTTCATCGTGGGCTTGTCAAGCTGAATTTCGACAGTTGCGTACAGTTGCCCCAACAACTGATTCGCGGTGGGCTGCCCAGTAGTTGCAATACCGAGCGTTCCAAGATCATAGAACTGGGGAGGTTGGTTCCCTGGGATGGCCTGAGTTCTCACGAACATCTTCTCCAACACGTTCTTGCGCGGCGCACATTCGACGAGATGGAGCTGGTTATCAGTGGAAGGACCACAGGTAGAGCCAGCGATGTTTCTGATAGAGGACTCATCAGGAAACGGGTTGACATCAAAGGAATCATAGTCAACACCCATCATCACAGATCCAACATTGGGGCTTGCAGCTCCAGAAATGTAACCTGTGGTGGAAACGAAATCAAAAGCGATTCCGAGAGGGGTCCATTCTTGGTAACCCAAGGCCTCGTTAGACAGCCAAGGAAATAACAAGTCATACCCAGGGTTGATGGGATAATAGGACACATTGTAGGCACCAGCTACCGGGGCAGACATGATATCAGCAACGAATTCACGTTTTCTGATAATGGTAGCATCATTGGTTGAGTGCATGGCAGGAACTTGCAGTGCGCCAAAACCGTGGCCGGAAATGGAATTCTGCTTGACATCATAGTCACCTAAACCAAGCAGAGTTCCGATCTTATTTCCAGCCCATTTCCCCAATTCACCCGTAATTGAGGCCATGCCGGGAACCGGAATAAGGCTCCCGAGGGCGGTTCCCAAAAAGCGCCCAACGGACGCACTCTTAGGAGCACTCTTCACACGTAAATTTTTAGCCTTCACGGTACTGGCTTTCTTGCGCGGATTTCGCGCCTGGACAGGCCGGCGGGCGCCGGTCTTCATGGTTTTGCGTCTCGTAGACATTTCAAAACCGAACTTTTCTCTGGGACTCCGTAAGTCAACGGGACTGTTCATCGCTCATGCAGGTCTTCCCCGTGCAGTCTCTAGGCATTTTGTTAGCACGGTTCGCTTCGGCGCCAAGTGGCACACCGTTTTGGGTCTATTAAATGAGCGACCCCATTGGGAGCAGACACACTCCCCTATTAGAGCTTCACCGCCACCTTACCCGAATCGTGGGTTAAGGACTTTACTGTAGTGAATTTGATGTCAGGACTAAAGAAATCACGACGATCAAAACCTTCCACCGTGAAGGACGGCTCGATGTGGAAGGGAATTTTTAACTCCGGGTCATTGCGTGACCTGACTCTGACATATCTATGCCAGAGAACGCAATAAGGACTATCTAAAAATAGGTCTTCAAGGTCGACATCGCCTTGAGAAATTGTGAAGCGTCGTTCTAACTCAACCTGCATCTCAACAGAAACTGAGAATACTTTTGCAATCAGAAAACGATCTTCCATGAACACACTGACGGGAGTAAGGTCAACATGTTTGATTTCTTCAACAAGCTGTCTGTCCCACCACCCCGCTCCCCGTTGGCTATTATACCATGAGAGCACAACAGGCATCTCACCGGGGTCGAAGTGATTGACTCGCAACATCCACTCAGCAATTGATCTAATCACAGGACATCCTGGATACTGAGCGAGGAACGACAAAGCTTTAATGATCGCGAGCATCCGCAGAACACGTTTGCTCGACTTCAAATACGTCTGGCTGCCCCACGAACAGGTGAGTGCAGCTTTAATCGGGTTAGACAAGGTACGACCAGAATCTTTATGAAAGACTACTCCGCAAAAGGACGCCTCATTAAAATGAGTCACGGGGCTAATCTCGATGTAGAAGCCTAAGCTTTCAAACATCTCCTTGGTCGGCATACGTCCGTCAAAAACGAACAAGCCATCATCACCTTCAACGACGCCGTCAAAGATTTTTGAGCCGCACAAACGAGTATTGACAAACCAATTTACAACAACGTTAGAAACGCCATTGAATAAGGAAGTCATCATGCGACCAGAGGCTCTGCGGCCATGGATCCAGGCCGCAAAGAGGAG